CCGCCCACGCTGTCGAATGTCGATAACCGAGGCGGTTGGTGGCCGATTATCCGTGAAGCCCTTGCCGGGAACTGGCAGAGCAACGTCGTTGTCGAAATCTCCAACGTCCTGACCTATGCGCCGGTATATGCCTGTATCCGACTGATTTCCTCAGACATCGGGAAGCTCCCACTGCGGTTGATGCAGCAGGACGATGAGACAGGCATCTGGACCGAGACGGAGAGTGCGGCCTTTTCGCCTGTTCTCCGGAAGCCGAATCGGTATCAGACGCGGATCAAGTTTTTCCAGTTCTGGCTGACTTCCAAACTCATTCACGGCAACACCTACGTCCTCAAGGAACGCGATAACCGCGGCGTGGTTAGGGCGCTCTACATCCTCGATCCGACGCGGGTCCGACCGTTGGTGGCTCCGGATGGATCTGTGTATTACGAATTGCAGGCGGACAACATCTCGCAGTTACAGACTGCGGTGACGGTGTCGGCCGACGAAATCATCCACGATGTCCATGTGCAGCTGTATCACCCGCTGGTGGGGATTTCTCCGATCAGCGCGTGTGGTGTCGCGGCGGTGGAAGCGCTCAGGATTCAGGACCAATCCGCGATCTTCTTCGGCAACGGCAGTAAGCCGGGAGGTGTCTTGACGGCTCCAGGACATATCCAGCAGGAGACGGCCGACCGCATCAAGGCCTTCTGGGACTCCAATTTTACTGGCGCGAATGCCGGGAAGGTGGCGGTCTTGGGTGATGGGCTTAAGTATGAGCAGATGGCCGTCAATGCGCATGATGCCCAGTTGATTGAGCAGTTGCAGTGGACGGCCTCGGATGTGTGTGTCGCCTTTGGCGTGCCGCCCTACAAGATCAACGTCGGACCCCCGCCGAACTACAACAACATCCAGGCGCTCGACATCCAGTATTACAGCCAGTGTCTACAGGAACTCATCGAGAATATCGAAGAGTGCTTGGACCTCGGGTTAGGGCTGGCGCCGGACAAGATCGCCGGGGTGCGGTTGGGGGTGGAGTTCTGCCGGGACGAACTCCTGCAGATGGATACGGCAGGCCGGATGGATGCCGCGCAGAAGTCCATCTCGAGCGGCCTGTCTCCGAATGAAGTCCGCAGCCGCTATCACGATGTTGGTCCTGTCCCTGGGGGAGATATCCCCTTCATGCAGGAGCAGAACTGGCCGATTCAGCAGTTGGCGATGCGGGAGATTCCGACTCGACCGCCGACCGCTCCGACCACTGAGCCGCAATCGATGAATCCGCAGGACATGCCAGATCAGACGCCGGCACCATCAGGGACGCCCCAGCCGGACACTACAAGGGCGTTAGCCCCAGCCTTCGGAAAGATCGAGGCAGGGTATTTAGCCCAGGCTACTCGTCTGGCCTTGGCACGGCTTCCGGCATGACCGTTACTGAACTGGATACGTTAGCGGCAGTAATTGCTTCGACCATCAAGGATGCGACAGACCCGCTACTGGCACGGATTGCGGAACTTGAGCAGCGGATAGCGGCGGTAACAGCGGAACGGGGAGAACAGGGGCCAGCCGGCAAGGATGCGGAGCCAGTCAACCTCGCAGAAGTCGCAAGGATGGCTGCTGCGTTGATGCAGGTGCCCAAGGATGGCAAGGACGGCATCGACGGCAAGGATGCCACCATCGACCTGCAGGCCATTGCCACAGCCGCTGCAGCCCTTGTGCCGGTGCCGCGGGATGGCCGGGACGGGATGACCGGCCAGCCTGGGCCTCCCGGCAGGGACGGAATCAAGGGAGCGGACGGCCTGAACGGGAAAGACGGGAAGGATGCGATGCCCTTTACCGCATTCGACGCCAGCTACGAGGCGGAGACGGCCGAACTCGTCCACCGCTATACCTGCGGGGAAGAGGTCAAGGAATACCGCTGGAAGACCTCCGTGCCGCGCTACCGTGGCATCTACGAGCACGGCAAGACCTACGAGGCCGGAGAGGCCGTGACCTACAGTAGCTCGCTCTGGATTGCCGGCCAGACGACGCAGGCGAAGCCTGGTGGGTCCGATGCCGAGTCTCGCGCATGGCGGCTGGCGGTGAAGAAGGGGACAGACGGGAAAGGCGAGAAGGGCGATCCTGGACCGCAGGGACCGATGGGACCGAAGGGCGACAAAGGCGAGAACCGCTACTAATGGCCTGGTCCCCTTTACAGGAGTTCGTGACGCTGGAGCAGGCGAAGCAGCATCTGAAGTTGTCCCTTGATGTGGACACGGAGGATGAGGATCTGCAGATCAAGTTGTTCGTGGCTCATGAAGTGGTGATGGATTACCTGACGCAGCGCGTGTCAGAAGCTTCGGACTGGGCTGCGACCGTGCAAGCATGGACGGCGGATACGGTGCCGAAGCGGGTCATCGCCGCGATCCTGATCCAGTTCGGGGAACTCTACAGGCAGCGTGGAGACGATCAAGACCGGCGCTATACCGAGGAACTGGGCACGCTATGTCCGGATGTGGTGAAGCTGCTGTATCGACTCCGCGATCCGGCCGTGTCCTAGGCGGGCCGCTGCCGCGGTTAGCGGAAGGCGGCACAGTCGTATGTCTGGCGAGTGGGCCATCTCTGGTGGCTGAGGATGTGGACTATGTGCGCGGGAAGGCGACGGTTATCGCCGTCAACGATGCCATCCGGTTGGCACCGTGGGCCGATGTCGTCTATTCCTCTGATCAGATTTGGTGGGGCAATCACTACAAGGCTATGCGGGCATTCTCAGGGCTGAAGGTGCGCGTCAATCCTTCGCAGCATCGTATCTCGCAGAAACCGGCTCCGAAGGGCGTCTGTCCAGGCTGTTATCGTCGTTTACCACTAGATAAGGACTGCTGGTGTGAAGGCATCACTACCATGCGAAATGCCGGTGAACGCGGCCTGTCTCTCGATCCTTCCGCGATTGTCACCGGCCATAACTCTGGCACCTCGGCCATCAACGTAGCTGTCCATCTGGGAGCACTGCGGATTCTTCTACTTGGCTACGACATGGGACCGGACGACCGAGGTCGTAGGCACTTTTACGACACAGGAGCCGTCTGCATTAGTTCCCCGTTCTACAAGTTCCGGCAGTTGACGGAGACGATGGTGGAACCGCTCAAGGCCGCAGGGATTGCGGTGCTGAACTGCTCGAGGCGCACAGCCTTGGACTGCTTCCCCCTAGCTACTCTGCGGGAGATGCTGGCGTGATTGCATGCTGCCTGCAAACGTGCGACCGCTATGACCTGACCTTGCGGACACTGGAGACGTTTGCCCAGCACAACGACCTCAGCAAGTTCCGTCTGCTCCATGCCGACGATGCGTCGAATCAGCAGGAACGGATGCTGGATCTGGTGAAGTATTACGGCTTCCGCACGGTCTTTCTGTCGCGGGAACGGGTCGGGATGCGGATGGTCCGATGGGGACTCATCTCGGCTGCGGTGCGCCGTGGTGCTGATTGGATCTTTCTGCTCGAGAATGACATCGAGACGCTTCGGCCGTTTCCGTGGGAACTGTTCGAGCACGTCCAGAAGCACCCAGAGGTGAGCTGCTTGCGGCTCTATGGCCGCTTCAAGGATGCGGCGAGAACGGATCCCTGCCTGACCACGCACAAACGCCGGAACCATGAGCCTGTCAGGTGGCGTCCATTCCGAGATGCCCCGGAGGCCGCGCAGATTGGGCAGATTCACTGGAGTGCTCAGCCTTGTGTCACGAATGCCCAGATGCTCCTGCGGCACCACCAGACCAGCGAGGAACCGGACGGCTGGACCGTGCGGGTGAAGAAGAACGTCGTCTCGCATATCGGGGCGGAACGGACGCCGGGACGGATCATGTGATTGATTCCGTCGTCACGTTCAAGTGGGAACCGTTCGTGGGCTACCGGAGCCGGTTTGAGTCGGAGCACGTCAACACACTGTTCCGCATGATTGACCGGCACTATCCGTCACCGTATCGACGGATCTGCGTGACGGACAATCCCATCGGGATCGACACGAACCGGATCGAAGTCGTCCCACTGTGGCCGGACTTTGCCAATGTCCCGAATCCGAATGGGCGCACGAATCCGAGTTGCTATCGCAGGCTGAAACTGTTCGCGCCAGATGCCAGAGAGACGTTCGGGGAACGGCTTGTCTCGATTGATCTGGATACAGTCATAGTGGGGGATCTGACCGCGCTGTTTTCTCGCACCGAAGACTTCGTGATTTGGGGCCAGTCCGACTTCCCTAAGACGCAGTGGTATAACGGCTCGCTCTGGATGCTCAAGACCGGAAGCCGCCCGAAGGTCTGGTCCGAGTTCGACCCGAAGACCTCCCCGATGCTCGCTCAGAGGGCAGGTAAGAAGGGATCGGATCAGGGCTGGTTTTCCTACATCCTCGGGCCGAATGAAGCGACCTGGACGACGAAGGATGGCATCTACTCTTATCGTGTCCATCTGTCTAAGAACAGTTACGAGTTGCCGCCCGATGCGAAGGTCATCGCGTTTCATGGCCGAGTGGATCCGTGGAGCTACGAGGCCCAGAACATCGACTGGATCCGGAGGCTCTATTGCTAGCGTTCAAGCGGCCTCCGTCGTGGGACTGGACGACCTTCGAAGGCAGTCGGCCTGCACTGAAGTATGCCAAGCGGGATCTGCCGACGGTGGATAGAGCTTTGCGTCTCTGCACCGGACGACACTGCTGCGTGCAGGCGGGCGGGTGTTTGGGTATATTCCCAAAATATCTGGCGCGGTATTTCCGGACAGTCCATACGTTCGAACCGAGTGCGGCCCTGTTCCCCGTGCTCTGTTCGAATGCGCCAGAGAAGAACATCAATCGGCACCATGCGGCACTCGGGATGACACACGACGGGATCGATACCTCGCAGACACGGAGAGGCAGCAAGGGGCACCGATTCCCCCATGAAGGCATTACGCATGTCTCTGGGGCGGGATCGATTCCGACCATGCTGGTAGATGATCTGCAACTGCCGCATTGCGAGTTCCTCTGCCTGGACCTGGAAGGCTTCGAACTGTTCGCGCTGATTGGGGCGCGGATGACCATCGAGCGCTGCCGGCCGGTCATCATGGTGGAGATCAACGAGAACATCGAGTTTTACGGGCATGTCGGGGATGAGGTGCGGTCCCTGTTGACAGTGCATGGCTATCGGTTGTCCTTCCGCCTGCACTCGGATGAAGTCTATGTGCCGAGTGAACGGAGCGCGGCATGACCACGGACACGAGGCTGGTGCCGACTGTCGCGGATTACCAGCGAGCGTTCGAACTCGAGCGACAGCAGGAGTATCCGACCGTTGATGGCTTTGAAGTGCGGATGGGTTATGCGCTGGATCGGGAACTGCTCGAGGACGCCGCGAAGGTCTTAGCGTGTCCGCTGAAGGTGCATCCGCCGAACTGGCAGCATGGGCGAGTCTTATATGCGGCGGCGCGGCGGTATCTCTCCTACTCCAAGGACGAGGGGCCGTTCACCCTGTTGGACATCGGGACGGCGAAGGGTTTCTCTGCGCTCTGTCTCGCCTGGGCGATTCGGGATGCTGGCGTGGAAGGGCATGTCGCCACGGTGGATGTGATTGACCCGCATGGACGGATTTATCGGAATACGGTAGCTGATCTTGACGGGCTGAAGACGCTCGAGGAACTCCTGCATCCGTGGGCGACCTCGTCCAAGATCGAGGCGTCGAAAATGACCGGCGTTCGCTGGCTCGAGACGCATCGTGAACGTGTCCATGTGGCGTTTGTGGACGGAAAGCACAAGGGATCGGTGGTCGAGGAAGAAGGTCGTCTGCTGGCCGCACGTCAGGAAGCGGGGGATCTGGTCATCTTCGATGATGTCCATCTTCCGGAGGTGTTCGGCGCGGTCGAACGGATCGAGGAGTATTTCACCGAAGTCATTCAGGTGCTGCCGACTCGGGCGTATGCCGTGGGGCTGCGGCTGTGAGAGTTGCTAGACTTCGCGTATCTGTGGAGTTGATACGGCAGTGGCTCGATCTTCCAGAAGGGTCCGAGATTCTCGGAGTGAGGGACGTTATCGGCCCGTATCCACAGGCGGAACTGATTGTTGAACATCCAGATTTCGATGATGTAGCAACGGCTGAAGATGGCCCTATTGTGACTCCAGAATACCGACGCGACTGCCCGCATGTATCGGCGAAGTTCATCGCATGGGGCAAGCAGTGACTACTGTCATCTGCGTCTGGGTCAAGGCGCAAGTGGACTACTCCGATGAGTATGTCTATCGGCTGCAGACGATGGTAGCTCGATGGATGCATGACCGGCCCTATCGGTTCGTCTGCCTGACTGATCGGCCGTGGGAGATTCGGGGCATCGATACGATTCCGATTCCTACACCACGACCGCTCAAAGGCTGGTGGTCGAAGGTCCGGTGTTTCGACGCGGCGTTGAGGCTCTCTGGACGAGTCTTATATCTGGACCTCGATACGCTGGTAGTGGGGCCGTTGTCGGAGATTCTGGACTATCCCTCACGGTTCGCCTTAGTTCCTCCGGGTGGGACGTTCGAAGGGAAAGGGCCGCTAAAGACGGTGCGGCGGTTCAATAGTTCCGTGATGGTCTGGGACAACGGCGTCAACCACCGACTGTTCGATGACTGGACGCCGTCTGTGGCGATGCGGTTGTGGGGAGATCAGGACTGGATCGGGGAGCAGTATCCGATTGCGGATGCGATGCCGGCCGAATGGTTCCCTCGGATTAGCGAGTTGGGCGATAAACCGCCTACGGCGGAAGCAAAAGTGGTGCTGGTGAAGACACCGAAGAACGAGGAAGCTGCGAAGCGCTGGCCGTGGGTGGATGCGGTGTGGAGGGCGGCGTAAATGGGGACGCCATGGTGCTCGGCGCTCCCTGTCGTGCATGTCCCGCAGCGGATGACACCAAAGGACATCACGATTGTCCTGCCGTATTACGACAATCCGCAGTTCTTACGGCAGCAGGTTGGCTGGTGGAGCACTGTGCCTGCGTCATTGCGAGCGCACCTAAATGCCATCATCGTTGACGACGGGTCACCGCTTCCTGCCATCGATGTCCTAATGCGTCTTGAGCAACCGTTTCCGATTCGGCTGTTTCGGATTGAGCAGGACGTGCGCTGGAACTGGCTAGCTGCTCGGAATATCGGCTTTCAGCATGCGGCACCTGGCTGGGTGCTCGTGACGGACATGGATCATGTGGCGCCCGTCCCTACGCTCGAGGCGCTGGTCTACGGGCAGCATAACTCCAAGATCATCTACAGCCTCTCGAGGATTGAGCATACCGGGGAAGTCATCACGCCGCACTCGGCCAGCTTCTTTCTGACGAAGGAGATGTTCTGGAAAGTGGGCGGGTATGATGAAACGCTCTCCGGTCATTACGGGACGGATGGGGATTGGCGCAGGCGGTGTGCGGTATCGGCTCCGATGGCTGTCTTGACCGACAGGCTGATCCGGCACGAATACCAGGGCGACTCTAGCACTAGCAGATATCTCAGGAAGCAGCCCGAAGATGCGGCGGTCAGTGGACTCATTGCCAAACGCGGGAAGGGCTGGAAGCCGAAGGTGCTAAGTTTCGCCTATCACGAAGTGCCGTTGATGGTGCCGGCGTGAGCGCAGGCCAGATGCGTCACTCGCTCGGACTCCGTATTCCTGTCACCACGGACGACGGGGAGGGCGGGCAGTCCACGACCTGGAGCGATGGGCCACAACTCTGGGGAGATGTGCAGTCCATCTCGGCTCGAGAGCAGTCACTGGCAGGCGCGATTCAGAACCTTGCGACACATCGCGTGATGACGTATTTCGATGACCGGATTACGGGAGAACGCAGACTGAAGCGGCTGGCACCGACTGGGCCAGAGTTGCAGATACTCGGCGTCAGGGATCCTGACGGCAAGCAGCGATGGATGGAACTCGACTGCTCGGAGGTGGTCTAGGTGGCCGCTTCCAGAGTCAGGGATTGTGTCAACGCTGCTATTGATGCGCTGAAGGTTGATTCATCACTATTGGCGCTCTTGGGCGCTGACAAGGTCCATACGCACATCAAGCAGGGCACCGACCCGCCCTATACGCTTGTGATGGGCGGCGACGAGGTGCCGTGGGCTGTGACGTTTGCGATGGGTGATTCTGGCGATAACGGATCGCGTCAGGTAGACATCATCGTGCGATGTGCGTCTACGTATCGAGGATCGTTGCAGGTTGACAGCATCGCGTCTCGCGTGATGGAAGTGCTTACTGACGATTCCGCATGGGCATCAGTGTCAGGGTTTCAGGTGAGCGAGTTTGTGAGAAACGCATTCCAGCCGCCAGTAGACTTGGACAACGCTGGCGTGCTTTGGTTTGAACGCTTCGTGACTGTGAGGGTTAGTCTCGTATGACCCGCGCAGGGTATGAGCGGCTATATCAGATGCTCTTGCAGTCGTATATCGACCGACCGACCGATCTTGATGTGCTCCGGCACACACGCGGGCTAATCAAAGCCCTTGACCGCTTGCTGGTAAAGCAAGCTCACGCCCAGGCTCGCACGGCTCGACCGTCAGCCACCCTGGCTTCCGTTGGAGAGAAGCCATGAAGTTGCACGGACGACACGGAGAGATTCAGATTGGCGCCTCGTCACCGATGTCGGTCATCGGCTCGCTGAGCGCATGGACGATTGCCGGGGATCGGGACTTGGTCGATGTGACCTCGTTCGGAGATGAGAACAAGAACTTCCTCGCCGGCCTGAAGAACGCCTCGGGCACGTTTGAAGGGTTCTTCGACACCGACTACATCCGCGCCTTGTTCGACGCGGCGGAGTCCGCTACGGGCACGGAGTTCCGCATCACGATGAGCACGGATCAGCCGAACTTCTACGTGACGGGTCCCTGCTGGCTCAGCGTCAGCATGAGTGGTGCGGTGAATGACGCGGTGAAGGTCACTGGTACGTTCTCGGCCAACGGGGCGTGGACGTATCAGATTGACGGCTCGCCCGTCTAGG